CGGCAGCGGCCTTCGCCGCCTGCGTCGCCTTCGCCGTCTCCATCTCCGAGGCGCCGGTGGCCGCCGTGGACTGCTGGATGGCGGCGGTCGCCGCCTGCTGCCCCTTGAGCTGGTCTTGTAGCCCGCTGGAGTATGCCTTGACCGTGCCAAGCGCATTGGCGAGCGCCGCAAGGTTCTTGAGGTCGCCGTTCGCCTTCGCTGCCGCCGTGGTGGCATCGGTGACCCGCTTCAGGGCGTCGGCGTTGCCGAGAGCAGCATCGGTGACGGTCACGGCACTGACGCCCAGCTTCTCGTAGGTGGTCAGCAGCCCCTTCTGGGCCAGGTCGGCCGCCACGGCCTTGGTCGTGGCAGTGCCGATCGCGTCACCGTCCTCCTTGATGGCGTCGGTGAAGCTGGTGACGGCCACCTTCGCGTCGTTGTGCTTGGATGCGAAGATCCCTATGACGGTGGCAGCCCCGGCGATCGCCAGGCCCCACGGACCGGCCATGAAAGACCCGGCGGAGGCCAGCGCACCCTTCATGCCGCTGGAGGCCTCGGCCACCTCGGCCAACGTCTTCTTCGTCGCGGCGGCCTTACCGGCCAGCGACGTCAGGCCGCCGACCATCAGCAGCGCCGCGCCGCCGCCGCCAGCGAAACCAACGGCAGCCTCCTGGAGCGGCTTCGGCAGGCTGGCGAAGGCGTTGACGGCGTTCGTCGCCGTTTTCGCCATGTCGCGCAGCACCTCGTTGGCGCCCGAGCCGCCCTGGATCAGCGCGACGTCGATCGAGCCGCGCAGCTGGTGCAGGTCGCCGGACAGGTTGTTCATCTGCTCGGCGGCCATACGGCTTGCGGCGCCCTGGTCGTTGACGGCCTGCGAGTAGCCCTTCACGCCGTCGGCGCCCAGGTTGTATAGCACCGAGGCGGCCCGGATCGCGTCGCTGCCGAAGATCGTGGCCAGGGCCTGGTTACGCTGCGCGTCGGTGAGCGCACCCATCTTGTCGTGCAGCTCACCGGCGATGGTGGTGATCCCGACGAACTTGCCGTTGGCGTCGTAGGTCTGGATGCCGAGGTTCTGCATCAGGGCGGCGGCCTGCGATGTCGGAGCGTTCAGCTTCTCCAGCATCGTCTTCAGCGACGTACCAGCATCCGCGCCCTTCAGCCCGCGGTCGGCGAAAGCAGCCAGGACCGCCGACGTGTCCTCAAAACTCAATCCGGTCTGGGCGGCGACCAGGCCGCCCTGCTGCATCGCGTAGGCGAGTTCCTTGACGTCGGCGGCCGACTTGTTCGCGGCGGCGGCGTAGACATCGGCGATGTGGGTGACGTCTTCGCCCTTGAGCCCGAACGTGTTCATGGCGTTTGCCGAGATCGTGGCCGCGTCGGCGAGGTCGAGCTGCCCGGCGGCGGCCAGGCCCAGCGCGCCCTTCAGCGCACCGCCGAGCACATCCGCGACGGACACGCCCGCCTTGACCAGCTCACCCTCGGCATCGGCGGCCTCGGTCGCGGTGTAGGCCGTGTCCTTGCCCGCCTGGAGCGCCGCCCCGCGCAGTTTGTCCATATCGGCGGCTGAGGCGTCGGAGACGGCCTGGACGCCAGATAGGCTCTTGTTGAAGTCGCTGGTGGCCTTCTCAGCCTCGATGAAGGCGGCACCGAGCGCGGCACCCGCAATCATCATCTTCTTGCCGGTGTTGCTGTAGGCCTCTGCGCGCTTGGCAGCCGCGGCCTCCGACGCCTTCGCCGAGGCGGTCTCTTCGATCGCGGTCTCGCGCGCGGCGGCCGCCTGGTCCTTGTGCGCGACCAGGGCCGCGGTCGCGGCCTTCGCCTGGCCCTCGGCCGCCGCCTTGGCCGCGGCCGCCGCAACAGCTTCCTTCTCGGCGGCGTCTAGCGACGCCTGGGCGGCGGCGCGCCGCTCGGCGCCGAGCTCGCTCGTGTCCTTCGCGGCCGCCGCGGCTTCCTTCTGCGCCAGAGCCAGCTGCTTCGATGCCTCCGCCTCGGCGGCGGAGGCTGCGCGAGCGGCATCGACGGCCTCGCGCTTGGCGTTGGTCAGCAGGCGCGTGGACCGGGCCGCCTCGGTCGCGGCGGACCCGGCTGCGGACTGCGACACCGCGGAGGCCTTCGCCGAAGCAGCAGCTTCCTTCTGTGCCAAGGCCAGCTCGCTGGTGGACTTCGACGCCGCCTCAACACCCGGGAGGTAGCCGGAGACGTCGGCGCGCAGCTTCGCAGTGACTGTACGGTCAGCCATGGATACCCCCCCTCAGCTCGACGCCGATCATCAGGCCCTTGGTATTCGCGTTCGGGACGGAGAAACGCTCCGACTCCGTGGCGACCGCGGCGCAGCCGTGGCAGCGCAGAGCGGTCGGGCGGTAGTCGAATTCGTGCTCGGCGGCCATCGATTCGCTGCGCGGCTGGCCGCAGCCCGAGCAGATATCGGCCTCGTACTCCAGCAGGGCGATCGCCCACGCCCGGTCCTCAGCGGTCCACAGCGCCTCGCCGGGCTCGACGACCCGGCCCAGGAACACCGACCGCGGGACCGACCAAGCCCGCGCCGCCTCTACCTGCCGTCGGAGAGTGACGGAGCCACGGAGACGGCGCGCAAGGTAGGGACCGAGACGGCCGCCTTGTTCGCCCGCCACGCAGCCCCGAACAGCTCGTCCCGCTGACTCTCGTTGATGCGTTCGAGTAGCTGCCCGACCTGCTCCAGGCTCATCTTCGGCTCGAGCGACGAACCGGCGATGAGGTAGGGCTGCATCGACATCGGGTCGAAGTCCTGGGCGGGGTTGGTGCTCGGGTGCGCAGCGACCAGATCGGACCAGGCCTTGTCGCCCATCGCCCGGAAGCGGAAGGTGACTTCGGCCGACTTCATCAGCTCCCGGACCTCCTCCAGCTCGGCGAGGAGCTGGCCGCGCCCGGCGCCGTCGGCCAGGGACGCCCCGGGCCGCGGCCGGTCGAGTTCATCCAGCGCCCTGGTGAGCCTGTCGGCCTCGGCCGCAAGGTCTCCCGCGAGGCACAGAGTGATCTCCGTCTCGCGGGGCTTGGCCAGCGCCAGGATCTCATCGAAGGAGAGCGACGGAGCGTCCGTCACGCGATCACCGCGCGCGTGCTCGGGTCGGAGGTGACCATCATCGAGCTGGTGAACTTCGCGACTTCGTTCGCCGCGGGCGGGGCCAGTTCCGGCTCGCCGGTCGTCACCGGATACACCTCGATGACATCACCGGAGGTCCATGCCACCGTCGCGGCCTTCGTCCGGCGCACCGCCAGATAGCCGGAGGTCTTATACGGCAGCAGGTTGTAGGCGACGTCCGTCGGCGTCTGCCGCTTCATCTCCACGGTGATCGTGAAGGACCGGCGGCCGACACCCTGTGTGGTGAAGGTCGACGCCAGGTTCGAGGTGTCCACGGCGGCCGTGGCGGCCTTGATCTGGAGTCCGGTCGGGGTGATGTAGGACTCCAGCGCGGTCCCGGCGTTCAGCTCCGTGGTGGTCGGCGCGCTGATGCTGGCGATCGACGGCACGAAGGACACCCGTGTGTTGCCATCGTCGAAGAGGTCGGACATGGTAGGCGGCTCTCCTTACCGGCGGATGGCGGCGACGGTCACAGTCGTCACGGCCGAGTAGCTGATGCTGATGAGGCCCGTGCTGGCGTTGACCAGCGCCGGGTTGAGGGGGAAGAGCTTGGTCGCACCCGCGGCGACGCTGTTGGCCGGCGCGGTGGTGGTGTTGCCGGCCGGGGTCGTGCCGGGATCGGCCAGGGTGACGGTGATGGGGCTGCCGCCGCCGTTGGTGACCTGGAGGAACGAGTTCACGTCGGTCGCGGAGGCCAGGGCCACGGTGTCGCCACCGGCCGCCGCGGCGGTGGTGGTCGGCGCCAGTCCGGCGGCGACGATCGTCTGAAGTGCGAGCAGGGCCATCGGGCCTCTCCTATGCGGGGTTGGACTTGATCGAGTACTGCGCCGTGGCGATCCACAGCGGCGGCTGAACGGTGTCGTCGCGCAGGACCGGCTGACTGGCGGTCTGCCAGGCCGGCCACACCGCGCGGCCGGCCACCGCCAGCGAGGCGGTCAGCAGTGCGGCGCGGGCGGCATCGGCATAGGCCGCCGCCTGCTCCGGGCCGGTCCCAACCGCGGTCAGCTGGATCGGTACGGTCAGATCGGCGAAGCGGTCGCCGAGCGAGCCGGACGGATCGCCTGTGCTGCCGTGGATGACCACGCAGGTGCTGTCAGCGTCCGGACGGACGCCGATGTAGGCGTGGATCGGTGTCGGCAGCGCCTGGAGGGCGGCCTCAAGTACGGCCTGCACCGCGCGGATATGCGGCTCGGCCGAAGCGGGAGCGGTCATCCCAACAGCGCCTGTTCCGCGACGACTTCGAGAGCGGCGATGAAGTGGGGCTCCTCGGCGGCCAGCGCGCGGGCGCCCTCCAGCCGCGGCGGGTTCTTCGAGGTGCCGAACTCCAGGATGTTGCCCAGCGCGCCCTGCTTCAGGTTCTTGTCCGGGCCGATCTCGGCCTCGACGCCGGCAGCATCCGCCTTGAGGTCGTAGGTGATCGACGCCGGGTAGTGCGGGGCGTGCGCGTTGCCCGAAGCGTTCGCCCGCCAGTCGGTTTTGACGTTCAGCGCCCCCTTCGACACCACCGGCGGCACCAGCTCGGCGAGCCGGGCCGGAGCGGCGGCGAGATCGGCGGCCAGGGCCTCGGTCTCGGCAAACATCTCGCTCATTGCGCGAACTCGCAGGTGATCCTGAACGCCGTGTCCGTGGTCTCGGCCTCGGCATTGGTGAGGATCAGCACCCGGCCGACCAGCGCCGCATTGAGCGAGGCCGTGATGGTGACGGTGTCGCGGCGGCGGACGTCCGGGGCCGTGTCGCCGAGGGGCAAATCGAGGTAGTACCTCTGGACGTTGACCTCGGCCTCGGCCGCCTGCTCGTCGGTGCCCCGCCAGATCTTGATGCGGCAGGGACCCGAGTAGACGGTGATCGTCTGCTCGGAGTACTGCTGAGTGGCCTCGTTGTAGACGCGGGTGCCGGGGACGGGCCGGGTGACCGTGCAGGCGTCGAGCATGAGTTGCGCGTGGCGAGCACGTCCGCGCGCAATGTGGTCGGCGAGGCTCACGACGGACGCACCGATCCGACCGAATGGCCGTAGCGCCGCCGCAGAGCCGCTCGGACGCTGGCAGGCAGCTGCATCCCGGCCACCGAGTCGGCGAACGTCTCCGTGTAGTCGTCCACGGAGATCGACCGGGAGCCCGCCGGGTTGGCGAACACCGACGCACCCAGGCCGAACACCGCCATCCGCGCCAGCTCCAGGTTCTGGTGTCCCGGCGGCCAGCCGTGATCGAAGACCACTGTGATCTGCGACGGCGGCGGATAGGTCAGGTACTGGTAGCCGAGCATCTTCACGGGCGGCATGAAGATGGCCGAGAACTGCCAGCCCCAGGCGCGCCAGATCCGGTTGCCCCGGAGGGTGTATTGCGAGGGGTCGAGCGTGACCGGCGCCAGGTTGGCGTCCTGCATCGTTACCGACGTCACCGCAGTGACCGGCCTCTGCGGCAGCGGCAGCCACTCCTCCGGCCGGTCACTGCG